CTGCAGGGTGAGCGCGGCATCTATTACAAACCGAATTAAGCAAGTAAAATTTAACCAGGAAGGGTTAAAACATGAGCGTACCAATTAGCAACGTGACAAGACGAGTGGTCTATGCCGCAAGTGGCACCGGCCCATATGCCTTCACGTTTGAGATCCTGGCCGCTGGGGATATTGCAGTTTTTAAAGATGACGCACTGCTGACGATCACCACCGACTACACGGTAACGATTGCCGCCAACGGTACTGGCTCAATCACGCTGACGGCAACGCCAACGGGNGCCACGCAGATTGCCATTGTCGGCAACCGGACGATCCAGCGCANNACNGACTTTGTGACCGGCGGCGACTTCTTTGCNAANACGCTGAACGAAGAGCTCGACCAGCAGACGATCTTTGCCCAGCAGAATGCTGAGGGCCTGGCCCGTGCATTGACCGCTCCGCAGACTGACCCCACCACAATTAANATGACGCTGCCCAGGGCGGCAGACCGGGCCAACAAGTACCTGGCTTTCGATTCCAACGGAAACCCTGAGCCAGGCGACACTGCTATTGACGTTACTGCTGTAGCAGCTATCGCAGCTGAAATTGCTGCCGTGGCGGCCATTGATTCGGAGATTGTTGCGGTTGACGCTAACGAGGCAAACATCAATATTGTTGCCGGGATCGCAGCCAATGTGACTACAGTTGCCGGTGTTGCAGCTAATGTCACCACGGTAGCTGGTATATCTGCCGACGTGACAACGGTTGCAGCTGACGGCACCGACATTGGTTTGGTTGCAGCTGTGTCAAGTGATGTGGCTGCACTCGGGCCTATTGCTGCCGACATTACAACTGTGGCCGGTATCAGTGCAGATGTGACTGCGGTTGCGGGTAATGCTACAGATATCGGCACAGTGGCTGGCCTGTCCACAGAGATTGCTGCCATTGGCCCAATTGCCGCAGACATTACGACGGTGGCTGGCATTGATTCTGACGTGACTGCTGTTGCTGCAGACGCTACAGATATTGGCGCCGTGGCCAGCAACATTGCCAACGTGAACACGGTGGCTGGTATCTCGGCAGATGTTACGGCCGTGGCAGGCGATGCCACAGACATTGGAGTGGTGGCAACCATTGCGGCAGATGTAACAACTGTTTCTGGTATCGCAGCCAACGTCACAACGGTGGCCGGGGTGGACTCGGATGTAACTGCCGTAGCAGCGATTGCTGCTAACGTCACCACGGTTGCTGGAGTGGCGGCGAATGTCACAACTGTCGCAGGTGTTGCCGCCAACGTGACTACCGTGGCGAGTATCTCTGCTGACGTGACTATAGTAGCCACCAACGTGGCAGACATTACCAACTTCTCGGATGTGTATCTAGGACCGAAGTCCTCTGACCCGGCCACCACGGAATGACCTTAGTGCGCTGCAGGCCGGTGACCTGTACTTCGACACGGCTGCGGATGTGATGAAGGTCTACGACGGGGCTGCCTGGCAGGTGGCCTATGTCTCAGGTGGCGGGTTCCTGGCGGCCGCTAACAACCTTTCTGACGTCTCCAATGCAGACACCTCCTTGACCAACTTGGGTGGTACAACGGTTGGCACGGCTGTGTTCAAGGCTGCCAACGTGACCGCCGCACAGCAGGCCCTGGACCTTGAGGTCGGGGTGGACGTGCAGGCCTACGACGCCACCATCGTGGTGGACGCTGACATCGGTGTCACGGTCCAGGGGTACGACGCAGACACCGCAAAAACTGATACAGCAAATACCTGGACCGCCACACAAACATTTGAAAAGCCAATTATTGTCCCAGAAATTATTTACCCATCTGCTTCCTTTTCTTGGAACTCTGCCACCAGCTCGCCAGCCAAGGCTTATTTTGATGAGCCTGTAAAACTTATTGGTGCTCATCGGAATATGCGTCGCTGTGTCATTAACGACTCTGGCGTTGTGCAGTATTACTTAGATGAAAACGATTCAACCAAAAAAGCTGACGGTACATCTGCGACGCTGACTGGTGCTGACGGTATGGTCATGGTTGAGATTCCAAAGTTTTACACCAAGCGGGTTGTCTCTGGAACAGTTACTACATGGTTTGTTTCTGACTATGCACTAACCGGATATACGGTTCACCCGGCTTTTGTAAAAGATGGAGTAGAGGTTGCCAAGCGGTATTACTCTGCCTATGACGCTTGTGCGTTTGACGTATCTGGTAGCACTTACATCAGTGGCTTGAATAGAGATAATGCCGTTTCCAATACGCCAAACGTAGATGCTACTGCCACCACCGGCGACAAGCTGGCAAGCGTGTCTGGTATCTATCCAATGGTGGGGTTGACGAGGGCTCAGTTTAGAACGCTTGCGGCCAACCGTGGCGCCGGCTGGCGACAGTTAGACTTTTCTTTGTGGTCTGCTGTTCAACTTCTGTATCTTACTGAATATCAATCGTTTTACTCTCAGGCAATTCTTGGTGATGGCAATACAAACGGATCTTATTTAACGCAGTCTGGCACTCAGTCTGATAGTCCGCATACTATTGCCGGGGCATCGAATGCGTGGGGTAATTACAGCACTAATGGCACACAGTTAAGTGCAGGCGCAAAACCCGGCACAGCGTTTATGGTTTACCGTGGGATTGAAAACCTGTATGGAAACTGCTGGAACTGGGCCGATGGCATAAATGTAAATGTGACTACCAACGGTAACGTCCACGTTACTAACAATAGAGCAGACTTTAGCTGACGATACCAGCACCAACATGACGTTGATTAGCACCACAGCGCCGACCACTTCTGACTATGTGTCTGCTATTGCGGCGATTGATAACTATTTTATTGCTTCATCTGTTTCTGGTGGTAGTTCTACCACTTATCTAACAGATTACTGGTATGGTTCAACATCTTCTAATCGGGTCGTGCGTGTCGGCGGGAATGCGCTTGGTGCGGCTGCTGGCGCTTTCGCTGTGGCTGCGAGTGATGATTCCTCGATTGCTGATCGTGCTCGTGGCGCTCGGCTTGCTTTTTAATATGTTGCGTAGCAACACTAATGAGTAGTAAAGGGGTTGATTTTATGTTGAATCAGGTCGTGATTGTCAGCAGGAATACGAATAATGGTGCGAATGCTGGCACTTTCAATGTGAATGCGAATAATGATTCATCGAATGCTAATCGTANTATTGGCACTCAGCTTGCTGTTAGTAGTGCAAACGAAATCAGCTCCTTCCCCTCGGGGAGAATATGTCGATCCAATACAGGTTGGTAGGGAAACTGAACACCTGGGAGACCAACAGCAATGAAACGACATGGCAATCTTTGGCACAAGGTGATTAGCTTAGAGAATATTAAGCTAGCTCATACCATTGCTCGCCGTGGCAAAGCGTTTTACACAGAAGTGCAAATGGTTGATGCAGACGTTGATAAGTACGCTAGAGAAGTGCAGGCCATGTTGGTGAATAAAACTTTTACGACCAGCCCGTATAAGGTAGAGGATAGATTTGATGGTCGGAAGATGAGAACGATCTATAAGCTACCGTACTATCCAGATCGTATTGTCCAACACGCCATGCTCAACATTGTAGGACCGATTCTAGTAAACACTTTTATCAGAGATACCTTCCAGTCTATACAAGGTCGTGGTACGCACGATGCGGCTAGAAGGGTAAAAAAGCTAGTGCGGTCAGAGAACTGCCCCAAGTACGCTTTAAAAGTCGATGTAAGAAAATACTATCCGTCTGTTGACAACAACAAGATGAAGGAGTGCTTGAGAAAAAAGATTAAAGATCAAGATGTCTTGTGGTTAGCAGACGACATCATTGACAGTATGCAAGGACTGCCCATCGGCAATTACACCAGTCAGCACTTTGGCAACCTTTATCTCAACAAATTCGACTGGTGGGTAAAGCAGCACATCAAGCCTGCCGGATACTTTCGTTACTGCGACGACATCTTGTTATTTGGCAACAGCAGTAAAGAGTTGGTGCAAGTAAAAGAAAAAATGATTGGTCAGCTTGCTAACATTGGCCTAGAAATCAAACCGTCTTGGAATATTTACGATGTCCACAAGAATGGCATAGATTTTGTGGGGTTTGTCTTTCGTCCTACAGATACAAGACTGCGACCAACCATTGCGACAAAGTTCAAAAGCCGTTGCGTGAAGTTACGACAGATGTTAACAAGTTCAAACTGTGCGGTTCATTTAAACGCTTTAATGGCGTACAAAGGCTGGGTCAAAAGTGTCAACGCAAAACAATTGTGGAGAAAACACTCTACGCAGTTTACTAAATTTTTCCCTAAACAACTAAGGGGTGCGGTATGAAAACAGAAGCTGGTTACGAGCTGCAAGTTTACGACGTGTCTGGAAGCGAGCTTCGTATTCGTTGGGATATCGAACAAAAAACAAAAGAAGACATAGATGGGGGGAGCGTGGTTTATTGGCAAGCAAGCGAAGCCCTGTGTAACAAACTTGACGACCGTTCTACATTGATCCAAAAAATCATTAATTCTGTTTATAGCGTTGCAGACGAGATTGCGACTATTAACAATAAAGAAGCCAAACCACAGGAATATGCTGACTACCAGACGTTTCGTGTTCAAGCCAAGGCATTAGCCGATGGCTGGATTGAAAGGGCCTAACTGTGGATTGGCTGACTAACCTTGGTGTCGGTATCGCCGCCGCTGGTGCTGGTGCATACGGTATGTACCAGAAGATCATGACCGACAGCCGTAACAACAAGGCCGTGGACGCTACTGACGCTGCGTGGCA